GATAAAAACAACTTAACTCTATCTTTTAAATTCAAATTACCACCTCCTAGTCGAGTAAACTTCGCATTCCTCGTTTTTGGTAAACACTATCGTTATTTTCATTTCTTACTGATCTATCAAGAGCCATAATCATAGCTACTGCTCCATCAATTTTTTCAGTGGATTTCTCCTTGTCTGGCTTTATATTTCCTGCAGGATCAGTTCTAACAAAAATATTGTCCATCATCCATTTAAGTACTGGATGTCCTCCATGAGCTACTTTCATCTCAAGAGTTATCTTCATAAGTTCCTTAGTCGGTGGGCTCATATCCTTATACCCTTGCCCAAAAGGAACTACTGTAAAACCTAAGCCCTCAAGGTTCTGAACCATCTGGACAGCTCCCCATCGATCAAAGGCTATTTCTTTTATGTGATATTTCTTCCCAAGTTCCTCAATAAAGCTTTCAATAAATCCATAATGAATAACATTACCTTCAGTAGTTTTCAGAAATCCTTGTTTAACCCAAACATCATAAGGTACATGATCCCTTTTTACTCTTAACTTCATATTTTCTTCAGGTATCCAAAAGTAAGGAATAATATAGTATTTATCATCACCTGGTATTGGTGGAAAAACTAAAACAAAAGCAGTTATGTCATTAGTGCTTGATAGATCAAGCCCTCCATAACATTCTCTACCTTTTAATTTTTCTATATCAACCTCAAATGAGCATTTATCCCATATGTGCATAGGCATCCATCTGATAGATTGCTTTACCCATTGATTAAGTCTAAGTTGTCTAAATATATTTTCTTCAGCCGGATTTTCCTTGGCGCTGATAATAGCTGCTCTAACCTTTTCAATATCAATCGTATGACCAAGTGATGGATTAGCTTTGTACCATATTGCCTCATCTGTCCAATCATCCTCATCAGCAGTACCATAGATAACTGGGTAAAAGGTAGAATCAAATTTCTTACCTCGTAAAATATCCTCTGCCTTTTGATGTACTTCCCAGCATATAGAGTTTCTATCTGTACCAGCTGTAGTAATTAAAAAGAATAGAGGCTGCGTTCTAGCATCTCCACTGCCCTTTGTCATAACATCATATAATTCTCTATTAGGTTGGGCATGTAATTCATCAAACACAACTCCGTGAACATTAAGTCCATGCTTTGAGAATGCTTCTGAAGAAAGTACTTGATAGTAACTACCAAGTGGCATATACACTAACCGCTTTTGGGAAAGAATCGGTTTAATTCTTTTCTTCAAAGCCGGACATTGATCTACCATGTCTACAGCAACATCAAAAACAATTGATGCTTGCTGTCTATCTGCTGCACAGCCGTAAACCTCAGCACCCCATTCATTATCTCCACAAGTAAGATATAAAGCCACTGCTGCTGCAATTTCAGATTTCCCATTTTTCTTTGGTATCTCTATATACGCTGAATTGTATTGCCTGTAACCATTGTCTTTTATTGTCCCGAAAATATCCCTTATTATTAAGTCCTGCCAAGGCAATAAATCAAAAGGAACCCCATGCCACACTCCCTTTGTGTGTTTGAGATTCCTTATAAAATCAGCTGCTCTTGTTGCTTTATTTACATCAAACATTATTTCACCATCCTAAGCATCTCCTCCATTGGATCATCAGTATATCCACTTCCTTTATCAGCAACAATTCTGCTTCTTGAAGAAGGAGTAAGCCCAAACTGCTCACAAAACTTATTCATGATTTTAAGGTATGTTTGTGCAATTGATACCTGTGGTACTTGCTGCCAATATCCTGATGGAGTTTTTACGATTGTGCCATGTTTTGTAATAAACTCCTCAGCTTCCTTCCACCTTGAATAAGCCTGACAATAGCCAGCAAATGCAGCCATATCAACTTCAGTTAGAATACCAAGCTGTTCAAGTTGTTTTGCTGTTCTTCTCCATTCCTTCTTAGCTTCAACATCTAGCCATGTAGGACACTTTGGCGCTCTTTTCTCTGGTTTTGGTTCATTACTATTTAGTGGTCTTTTTCCTGGATTTCCTTCAAGTATTTTTATAGCTGTTGGTGTTGGCTTTCTTCCTCTTTGTGCCATAGGTATCACCTCCTTCACTGTGTTTATTCCACGGAAAAGAGCCTACTTCTCAGTAGACCCATAATTTTTCCTATCCTCTGATTCCTTTATAATTGAAATTACCTTTTTTAATTTCTTCATGGTCGGTCTTTACAGCCTTTTCATAATCCTTATCTTGTTTTTCTTTATTTGAGCAATTCATGCAAATACAATCAGTATTAAACATTGACATGATTCTGCCCTTATCTAAAGAGCCACCACATCTGTCGCAAGTTTTCTGTGTAAAAAATTTTTCCATTTCTATCTCCCCTATCTAAGTTCAGACAAGCATTCTGAATATGCAATTTGCAAATCTTTCAAATTAATTCTGTTATCAGAATATCCCCTTGCTATTACATTAAAATAATATTCAGTAGGAGGAGCAGCTAATCTGTTATATTGCTTTGTCATGACATAAACCATAACTTCTGTAGGCTTACCCTCCAATATAACTTCAATCTGCTTTTTAATATAAAGATTAGGATAACCTTCATACAAATCAAGTGCCCTTTCACATTCCTCGGTAATCGCCCATATAACTATTGGAACTGTTCTTCCTTTACAAGGTTCGATGTTTGCAACCCCTTTGTATCTTCCTCTAAAGGTCAATTTATGACCTTCAAGTATTCCCACTCCTACAACCTTAGCTTCAGGACACCTCTTTGCCATTTGTTCAATATTCATATTTGAACCATATGCTCCGTAGAATTTTGTTTTAGTTACCATTTTACATATTTCTCCTTATCAAATATTTACTTGCCACTAAAGGGCCATCAAGCCCTTTGTGGCTATAACTTATCTTTAAGCGGCTCTAGGTGTTCTCCAAGCTGCATTTCCATTGAGTGATTTCATAAGGTGCTGTCTACAATTTTTGAACTCATCTCCTATAAGACCCAGTCTTAGTAGCCAACATCTGAAGGTATATTTTTCGTTATCTGTATGGGTACGTTTTGCACTTGCGCTCTTTTGGTTTAATGCTTGGTGGCTAACCGCTAGGCAGAAAACTATGTAACTCCTAATTTTTCCTGCATGCATAGTACCATTGAAAAGTCTGAATTCAATAGTGCCTTTTGTAAAAGTGCTGTGTAAATTAAGTCCATGATATCTACTGGTATGGTAATGACGTTCTCTACTTTCAACACCATAATCACTGTACCAAATATCTGCAAGTTTGGTGAGTGTTTTTGGTTTTTTCTTATTTATAGTTTCAATCAAATTCTCATTAACCTTTTGGCAATACCTTACTCTTGCAGGATCTATCTCAAAGCTCTTGTAAATTAAATCTTCCTTTGATGCCATAAGGTTAACCAGGTTCTTTAAGGTATTTGGTGTGTGTTCTTTGGCACCTATGTGAATGTGTATACCGCATTGTAATTTGCTTTCACTTACTGCTCCTATGTGTTTAAGCTGTCTAATAAGTTCTTGAAGTGTTTCGATGTCTTCATCATACTTTAAAATCGGTGTCACAAGTTCTACACTGTAACTTTTGTCAGCCGGAGTAAGTCTACCTTTTTCATTTTTCATTGTTGTAATGCTAGCATCACTCATTAGTTTCCAAACCCTGCCATCTGATGAAATTACCTTGTAGGTATCATAGTTATCAAATGTTCTTTCAACTACTCCTCCTAAAAACTTTGAAGTAACCTCAGCAGCCTTTTCCCTTGTTATGCCTGTCATTTCAATTTCTACACCAATTGTTTGGTTTTTCAATGTTTTCTACCCCTTTCAAAGTGTGGTTATTAATTTATCTTAGTGTACATATTACCTCTGAAAGGGGTATATAGCCAGTTATATATGCGAGATTCTATCAAATAAAACACATAATTCTTGTTACAATAATCCTATTATTAAGACATTCGTTTCTATTCTTTAGGTAGTGTCATGGCCACTGCATAAGCAACGTTTACAGTTACAGCATTGCCTGCTTGTTTATAAAGCTGTGCATCTGAATTCACAGCCTTTGCTTTCTCAAATAGTTCATCTGGGAAACCTTGAAGTCTAAAGCATTCCTTTGGAGTTAATCTACGAATGCGATAATTTCTATCAAGTGTACCAACTGCACAAGAAGTATCAAGTGTTCCAGTAATGCCCTTACCAACTCTTCCTCGTCTAGTTGTACTATTGGGGAAGTTTAGGTATATCCCATCACCGATATTTGCTTCTATATAACCTGTTTTTGTAGCATTTTTTATTGCAACTCCATGCCTGTCTTGACTAGTTAAAGTGAACATAGGCTCATCTGCATTTTTCATTCGTCTGCCATTCTGCCTTTTTTCTTCTCTGTCAGGAGTAAGGATTGGATAAGCTTCAAGAACTCCACTGTTCATAGCAGTACGATTAACAACTCCTGCTGTATATCGTGATGTTATACACCTGGATGTTTCCGTTATATGTGTTTTTGTAGTAGACTGATCTATGAAATATAGTCCAGTTTTAGCACCTCCGCCTCCACCACAACCAGTAAGAGTGCAAGCTACTCCTTTTGTATCATAAACTCTATCACCTTGACAGCCACCTATAATTTGCTTAAGAGTTGCTGCGTTTTCTCCATTGAGAGGTAATATTTCTCGTCTACCTCTGCTTCTAAGATTTGCGATAATGAACACCCGCTCTCGATTTTGGGGAACTCCGAAGTCCTTAGAGTTAAGCATCTGCCAGAGTGTGTCATACCCTGCTTGGTCCAGTTCAGAGAGAACTGTGGCAAAGTCAAATCCGTTATTAATTGAGAGCAAATTTTTAACGTTCTCAATAAGTAAGAATGTGGGCTTATCTTTTTCTTCTTTGCCTTTGATGAGGTCAATAATGCTGAAATAGATTCCACTTCTTTTTCCTCTGAGTCCTCGTTGTTTTCCTGCCACTGATATATCTTGGCAAGGGAATCCGAAGCACCAGATATCTGCTCTTGGAATTTCTCCTGCTCTAATTTCTGTAACATCATTTGCATACCACTCTCCTTCCGTATCAAACATTGCTTTATATGATTTAACTGCAAATTTATCCTTTTCACAAAATCCAATACATTTATGTCCAGCAAGTTCTAATCCTAATCTAAATCCGCCAATTCCAGAGCAAAAATCAAGGAAGGTCATATTAATCACAACCTTCCTTTGAAATATCTGTATATTTAGTTTTAACTCCATCTCTTATAAGAAACACACCTTCATTAGAGTTAATCTGTTCAATATATCTTGCAACAATAACATCTGCATACTTATCATCAAGTTCAATGGTGTAACAGATTCTATCTGTTTGTTCACAGGCAATAAGGGTAGATCCGCTGCCCCCAAATGGGTCAACAACAATAGAATTTGTTAAACTTGAATTTGTAATCGGATAGGCTACTAATGCTATTGGTTTCATTGTTGGATGATATTTTGATTTTGTAGGTCTATCAAAATTCCATGTGGTTCTCTGCTTTCTATCTGCATAAAATTTATGTCCAGCAGTAGGTTTCCAACCTACAAGCACTGGTTCATGGGTATATTGATAATCACACCGCCCAAGTACTGGTGAATTCTTTACCCAAATACAAGTTTGATGGCAAAAGAATCCTGCATCTTTAAATGCTACTCTAAAATTAACTGTTTCTTTATCAGCGTGAAATACATAAATAGAACCACCATCTGCAAGGTTTTCATACATACCCTTGTAAGCATCAAGCAGAAAATCATAAAACTTCTTATCTTCCATGTTATCATTTTGAATTGTACCTGCTGCTCCTTCATATGCAACATTGTATGGAGGGTCTGTAACTACTAGATTTGCTTTTTTACCATCCATAAGTTTTGTATAAGTATCAAGCTTCGTACTATCGCCACAGATTAAACGATGCCTACCTAACAACCAAATATCCCCTTGCTTTGTAATTGGCACTTCAGGAAGTGGCTCATCAAAGCCATCCTCTTTAACTCCTTTTGGATGAAGTTCATTAAACAGTGCATCAATTTCCGGAGGCTCAAATCCTGTAAAAGCAATATCATAATCTAAGGACTTAAGGTCTTCGATAAGACTCGCTAAGAGTTCCTTATTCCATTCACCGCTAATTTTATTAAGGGCAATATTAAGTGCTTTCTCTTTTGTCTTATCAACATCAACAATTACACAATCAATTTCATTAACTCCAAGTGATTTTAATACTGATATTCTCTGATGACCACCAATAACTGTTAAATCCATATTTACTATAACAGGCTCCACATATCCGAATTCATTAATACTATTTTTAATTTTTTCAAACTCACTGTCCCCAGGCTTTAACTTTTTCCTTGGATTATATTCAGCCGGTACAAGGGAATCTATCTTTAATTTTTTAAATTCCATTATCGTCCCTCCAAAATCTATCTTTTATGTAACAGTTATGGCTACAATACTTACGTTTCTTATTACCGTAAACGCTGAACTCCTTACCACAATATGGGCAGGTGTATTTGTAAGTAGCCGCATCTTTTTTATTTCTTTCACTTTGATGTTCATTCCACCATTTTCGTCTGCACTCTTCAGAGCAAAATCTCCTAGTTCTGCCTTGGTCCTTTTGCTTAATCGGTTTTTCACAGCAAGCACAGAGTAGATTCCTTTTTACTTTTTCTTCAACATTAAGAGCAACAACACATGAGTCACCGTCTAAACCATTACGCTTGCAAAACCCTCTAACACTATCCCTTGATAATCCAAGGAGTGTTGCAATCCCTTTATATCCCATACCTTTTAATCTTAATTCCCTTACCTTTTCTTTTTCATCAGCTGTCATGTGAGTTACTCCTTTCAACAAACCTTTAGGCAATAAAAAAATAACCACAAATCCTTGTAGTTACTTAATTTGAACTTTCTATTATGCGATTTTTTAGTACCCCCCTTGTTTAATTCTGCGAAAATTTACGCAAAGGGAGGCACCCGGCCCAGCCGGATCAAGCCTAGAGGAATTAATCCCCCCCTACCCTATATACGTTGTCCACACACCATCAACAAGTTATCAACATGATATCAACAGATGATTCAATCAACTTGTGGATAACCTATCTATTAATGCCTAGGGTCATAGGAATATACTTTGTTCTTCTTACCCCAACGTCCATCCTTCTTAGCAGTTTTAGTATCATGATGATGTTTGCAAAGTGCTTGCCAGTTTGTCTCATCCCAGAACAAGGTAAGGTTACCCACATGAGGTTCTATATGATCAACTATTGTTGCTGGTGTCACGAATGCTTCCTTCATACATTCCTCACAGAGTGGATGCTTTTGAAGGAATAGTTTTCTTGATGATTGCCATCTGCTACTGTTGTATAGGTACTTGAAAGGTCTACTGGTTTTGTCATATTTTTTATTAAACTCTTTCTCATGCCTATCACAATACCTTTCATGGGTAAGCTCTGGACAGCCTGGATAACTACAAGGTTTGGCTGGTTTCATTGGCATAGTTATGACCCCTCCTAACTTATGTTGATAAGGGTTGTAACATAGTGTTTTCTCCAAATGTTGTAGTACTTAATAGCATTCTCCTTGCTATAACCTTTATCTATTAGC